CACCTCTTACCTACCTATAATCAAGGTCGAAAAATAATCTGGCAAGGCATGACAAAGGAAGGTGTGCCTTTTCTCGATGCATTCCCACCGGAGTTAATAGCAGGAAAGCCAAACAAGACAGACATGCAAATTACTCTAGTCAATGGGTCTATCTACCAAGTGGTAGGGACAGACTACATTGACCGACTCGTTGGACCTAACCCTATCGGTTGTATCTTTTCAGAGTACTCACTTCAAGACCCCAAGGCCTGGCAACTTATCTCACCTATCCTTTTAGAGAACGGTGGTTGGGCTATCTTTATATATACACCTCGTGGAAAAAATCATGGCTACAAGCTTTACAATATGGCAAAGAGGATGATGTCACGTGGAAGTGATCGCTGGTTTGCCCAACTACTCACGGTGAATGACACAAGAGTCTTTACGAAGGAACAGATACAGCAGGAACGCGAAGAGAACATGTTGTCAGAAGAGATGTTGCAGCAGGAATACTACTGCTCATGGGAGGCAGGAATCCCGGGGGCATACTTCTCCTTGCAGATCATTAAGTTACGCGAAGAGAATCGCTTGAGACCCGTGCCCTGGCAACCACAAGTCCTTGTTGACACATGGTGGGACCTTGGCATGGATGACTCTATGAGCATTATCTTTACACAGGACATCGGTAGAGAGGTTCATCTCATAGATTATTATGAAAGCTCAGGTGAGGGGATACCACACTATGCAAAGGTCATGAAAGATAAACCCTATGTGTATGGAAGACATACTGCTCCGCATGACATCAAGGTCAAGGAGCTGGGGTCAGGGCGCAGCAGGTTACAGTCTGCTAGAAACTTGGGGCTTAACTTTGACATTGCAAAGAAACCTAAATATAAGGAAGATGCTATAGAGTCAGCAAGAAGCTTCTTTAATCACGTTTGGATAGATAACACTAAATGTTCACGGCTCATGGATTGCTTGGAGAACTATCGCAAGGAATATGATGAACGCACAGGTACATTCAAGGAGCATCCTGTTAAAGATTGGTCGTGTCACGGTTCAGATGCGTTTCAAACACTCGCAACTAAACATGACTTCTTAAATATAAGAAGAGGAATGGCGGGTGGTAGGCGACCTATGAAGGTAGGTGCTATAGATGCGGTCGCGGGGTATTGATCAGTTTTATAGTAAACTGTTTTTGGAGGAGATTATGGCTACAGCAGAAGATCAAGCAGCAGAGACTCAAACGTTTAAGGAAGCTTTTAAGTCTGTTACTAATGATTATGATACTCCTCTATCTGCAGAGCAGGAAACTAAATTTAAGGAGTGGCAGGAGAAGCTGGGAGGGCGTGGGACTACTGATTCCTATGATTTGAAAGGTTACTGGCTTGATAATATAGCTAATAAGTTAGATGAAAGCACCTCTAAGCCAGGAGAATCAACTGCTAAGTTATCAGAAAATACTGGTGGAGCTCCGCAATCAACTCAGGTAATGCCACAGGGAGAGGTTGGGGCACCTGTTGAGCAAACACCTGAAGAGGGAGCACACTTTCCCGACACATATAAGAAACCTAATCACACATCATTTTCAGATGAGTCTGTTTATCATAATCCCGAGACTGGAGCAGTTGGTGGGAAGTGGGAAAAAGATATTGATGGTACATGGCATTTTCATGCCTCACAGTTTAACGTTGACATGCACGGCGAGAAAGGTTTGACTGATCATTTCAGAAATAATGAACCCGACTCTGTGCTACATTTACCTGAAAGGGCAGCGAAATGAGCTTAGCAGGAAATCTTAAATCTGAGTTTGAGTTAGTCAAGGGCAAGAGGTTGGGGTATGAAAAGCTCTGGCTGCAAGACCTTCGACAATACAAAGGAATCTATGACCCTGAAGTTCTTGCCAAGATGGATAAGAAACGCTCTCAGGCTTTTATCCGTGAGACTAGAACAAAGGTAAGAACCATTGATGCCAGGGTAATGGACCTTTTATTCCCTGCCAATCAGGAAAAGAACTGGGGTATCCTTCCTACACCCGAGCCTGAGTTCCTAGAACAAGAAGAACGTGAGATTGTTGCTGGGTTAGAGAAAGCAATTGCTCAGGCGACTATTCAGCAGTATCAAGCAATGGTTGCTCAAGCAAACGCGACTGGACAGCAACCACCTGATCAGTCACAGTTTCAACCACGCCCTGCTACTCAAGAGGAAATCACAGGTGCTCGCAAGGCTGCAGCAAAGATTATCTCTGACAAGATGTCTCTTGAGATTGAGGACCAACTTGCTGACCTTAAGTATCGTAAGATCATTCGTGATGTAGTTCACTCAGGTCACCTGTATGGTACTGGCTTTCTTAAAGGACCTTTGGTTGATAAATCTAAGAGAGCAACATGGAAGAGGGTTGCTGTACAGAGTGAACCGACTATTGATGAACAGACAGGTCAACAGGTACCTAGTCAGACATCATATAAGTGGGTCCTTACATATACTGAACAACTTCGTCCATACATCGAATTCAAGCATATATGGAACCTTTATCCTGATCTATCAGTGACAGAGATAGATGACATGAGATACATGTATGAACGCCATCTCATGCCTAAACATAAAGTTATACAACTCGCAAATCGACAAGATGGTGATTTTGATAGTCAAACAATCATTCAATATATTTCAGACCATCCTAACGGTGATGCAACATACAATTACTTTGAGACTGAACTTTTTAACTTAAAAGCCTTTGATACTGCGCCATTAAATACTGCAGGATTGTACCAGGTAATAGAGTTCTGGGGCTTTGTAAAGTTAGGTGATTTCATTGGTGAGATTCCTTTAGATGACCCCCGTCTTACAGACTTCCAAGGAATGGAAGAAACTACTGAGATATTCATTAATTGTTGGATTCTCGGTGACTCTATCATTAAAATAAATCAGCAACCAATTGAAGGTGTAGTGTTTCCCTACTATACTTACTACTTCGATAAGGATGAGACAAGCATTTATGGTGAGGGTGTTGCTACAATTCAGAGAGACCCACAACGCCTTGTTAATGCCTCTGTTCGTGCAATGATTGATAATGCTGCACATTGTGCTGGACCACAGTATGAGATTAATACAGACTTACTTGACCCATCTGAGGACATCACAGAGCTAGGTGCATTTAAGGTTTGGTTACGTACAGGTAAAGATGCAGATATTGCTGGTAAGGAAGTTGTGCGTATCAAACAGATCTCTTCATATACTCCTGAGTTTATGCAGATGTGGCAAGCATTTAGTAAGTCAGGAGATGAAGTTACAATAATTCCTCGATACTTGCAAGGTGATTCAAGAGTATCTGGAGCGGGCAGAACGGCGTCAGGTCTTTCTATGTTAATGGGTCAGGCAAATGTTGGGTTGTCTGACCTTGTAAAGATGTTTGATGATGGAATCACAAAACCTTTCATTACTGCAATGTATCATTGGAACATGCAGTTTAATGAGCGTGAAGATATTAAAGGTGACATGAATGTTATTGCTCGTGGTTCTACCGCTCTTATGGCAAAAGAGATTCGGTCACAACAGATTCAACTCTTCTTACAGATGACTCTTAATCAGTTTGATGCTCCATGGATTAAACGAAACAATTTACTAGCTGAATGGGCAAAATGTACTGATATTGCTGAGGTTGATGCAGTTAAAACTGAGGAAGAATATAATCAAACAGTCGCTCAACAGCAAGATGCAATCAAAGAACAGAAGGTTGAAGATGCTCAGATGAGAATTCAAGAGATGGCTGCTGAGGAGAAGATGAAAACAGATCAACATGCTGGTGAAATTGATACTATAATGAATGCTGTTAAAGATCTTTCTACACGAATGAAGAAAATAGAGCAAGCTAATACAGCTGTACAAGATAATGTAACTGCAATGCAAGGAGGATAACATGGAATTAGTAAACATGCAGATGCCTGGAACTAAGGTAGATAGTCAGGAAACTATTGCGGCAGAACCTTCAAAATCTTCACAACCTTCACAACCCGAGTACCCTTATGGGTTGCAAATAAGCCTTGATAATGATGGGCTTCAGAAACTCGGTATTGACATCTCAACCATGCGTGTTGGTGATGGTGTCTTGATTCAGGCGAAGGCTGAGGTTAAAAGTGTAAGCATCTCTGAGAATAGTTATAATGATGGCAAGATTGAACAACGTCTTGAACTTCAGATCACTGACATTGCTATAAATCCACCGACTGAAGAATCTTTTGAAGATACTTTCAATCAGATCACGGCTAAAGATGATGCTAAACTTTATAAAGGCATCAATGAAAGTGAAGTACCAACACGCGGAGGTTTCAAGAAAGGTTTATGGGAAGCCACAAGATAAAGGAAGAAATAAAAAAGTTACATCAAATAGACTCTTCGGCAAAAAAGGTGTTTACTTCTTTGGTAAAATGTTGTATAGAGGAATTAAAGGAAGAATTAATCGAGTCTAGAGGCCGGGAGATGGTAGAAAAGCAAGGAGCAGTAAAGTTCTTGCAGAAAGAAATTTTAAATGAACTTACACGTGTACCAAAAGAAAGACCACCACATCTTGATGGAGGGTACAGTGGAGAATAAAGTGTGGAGACGGTTAGTCCGCCCACGGAGGTAAAGCATGAATGGAGAACAGATAATAGATCACGAGGCAGATCAGCAAGTATTTACTGATGCGTTTAAGGAAAGTGCAGAAGCATCAATTGAGGCCTCACAAGTTGTTGAGACACCTCAAAAAGTAGATATTGCACCAGTCAAAACAGATGAACCAGTTAAGGAGGTCCAAGTACCGGATAAAAAGGTAGATGAGCCTGTGGATTATAAGGCTCTCTATGAAGCTTCCGAGAAAAAGGCCAGGGATGCTGAAACCCAATTAGCTACCAATACTCAGCAAATGAAGTCGTGGGAAGGTCGTCTTACAGTTGCTTCAAACAAGATAAAAGAACTTGAGGCAAAAGGTACGATCACCCAGAAAACAGACACGGGTCTTTTACCGGATGATGAACAGAAACTTGTTGATGCTTTCGAAAAAGAGATGGGAACTGAGTTTACTCAACCCATGTCTATATTGGTTAAGAAGTTAGTTAAGCAGATAGTATCGGACCAGCTTGCTGGAATCCAGAAGACTGCTGATGAATCAAAAAGTGAAGTTGCCAAGATCGTAAAAGAGATTGAAGATGAGACAGTTCGCCGACACTGGGAAATTCTTGAAGATCAGCATCCTGATATTGATGCGATTTTAAAGGTTGACCCAGCAACAAAGAAAAATGATATTCATAAATATGCTGAGGAACTTCCGTATGGAAAAGGTAAGGAAGCCTTAGACATTATCGATCATGGTTCAACGAAACAGGTTCTAAAACTTCTTGCCGAATATAAAAAGGCTCGTGGAATTGACACCAAGAAAACAGATGACAAAACAAAAGGTAAGGGTAAGGTTGAAATGCAACCTGTAGATACAAACAGAGTCAAAGCAGCTGCCGCGGTTAAAACAGGTAGTCCCGTAATTCTTCCGAAGGCTGAAGCCAATAAAGATGACTTCGTTGCTTCATTTGCCGAGGCTGTTGCTAAAGACGAAAAGAAATAATCTGGGAGGATTATTATGGCAACTACAAAATATGGGGATATTTCCCCTCGTACCGCTGCTTATGCAGCCAAGGAATTTTTGGATAGGGCGATACCTTATCTAGTTATCGAAAAATTTGGTCAGGCGAAACCTCTTCCTGCCAATAACTCAAAGACGATGATCTTCCGGCGCTACAATGCCCTTGATACCACGCCTCAGATTCTTGTGGAAGGTGTCACTCCTACCGGTAAGTCCCTGACAGCAACAGATGTGTCGGTTACCCTGGAACAGCTTGGTGACCGTATCACTATTACTGATGTTATCTTGGATACACATGAAGACCCGGTGTTCAAAGAAGCTCAGGAAGTCCTCGGAGAACAGGCCGCTCAGATGGTCGAGATCCAGAGGTTTGGGGTTATTAAGGCTGGTACCAATATCTATTATGCAAACGGTACCTTAAGAACTGACGTTAATACCCCGATTACGCTTTCACTTCAACGACGCATCACCCGGTATCTCAAACGCCAGATGGCCAAGAAGATCACAAAGGTTGTGCGGTCTACGGCAGCATTTGGTACGGCCAACGTTGCACCTTCTTATATCGCTCTCTGTCATTCGGACTGCGAAGGTGACATCAGAAATATGGCCGGGTTCGTCCCCGTTGAAGAGTATGGTCAGCTTACACCGTATGAATCTGAGATCGGTAAGGTTGAAGATGTGCGGTACATTTATTCCACTATCTTTACCCCCTGGGCAGATGGTGGTGGTGCCAAGGCAGGTTCCGGTGTTGAAATGATCAGCACCACGGCAACGAATTCAGATGTTTATCCCATTCTTTATATCGGCGCCAATGCTTATGGTATTGTTCCGCTCAAAGGTCCAAACGCAATTACCCCGATGGTTGTTAATCCAACCCCAAGTGACAGTGACCCAATGGCACAGAGAGGTCATGTTTCATGGAAAACCATGCAGAAAGCAGTCATCCTTCAGGATACCTGGATGGTCCGGGCAGAAGTTGCAGTAACACTTAACCCGTAATCAGTTACGGATATTAAGAATCTAGGAGGATATAAGCACCATGAAAGATGAAAATGATGAAGTTCCTGGCAACGAGGGTGAGGAAATGGAAAGTGGTCCCGGCGACGAGGTAGATGCTGAGGCGAAACAGATAATAAACAAGGCAATGGATGATTCTGTTATTCAGAAGAATCAGGAAAAAGCTATACTTCAGGATGATGATCGAGTAACAATAATCGTTCATAATCAGGAAGGGGCAATTGGAATGCAGCCTGTTTTTGTTGCGGTGAATGGTGTTGGTTTTAGCATTCCCCGTGAGAAAAAGGTACGGGTTCCGAAATCAATTGTTCATGCATTGGAAAATGCTTCTGAGACAATTTACTTTAAGGAACTCGATGATGATGGCAGACCACATGGTCCAACGCTTTCACGTGAGGTACGGCGGTTTCCTTTTTCAACATACAATGCCTAAATAACTATTAGGTGTGGAGGACAAACTTATGCCTAGAGTATATGATTATAAACCAGATGCAGACCTTGCATCTTTGCTGAGTGTTCTTTGGGCACGCGTTAATACACGTGCTTTTACCGGCGGTACCTTAGCTGCCAAGGCAACGGGTGACCCGGATTTAAAGACTACAACCACAATCAATTATGCTTTGAATGGTAAGCTTATCATTCAGGCAGCAGCGGCAACGATTGATGTCTCTGGTCTTGCTGGTTGTGTCGCTGGTGTGGCTGCAGGAACGTGGAACCAAGGGATTGCTAAGTATGCAGCTTATCTACTTACCCTTGCTTCAGGAACCTGGAATTTGCTTAAGGGTGTTGATGCTGCAACAGCCGCGGCAGCTCTAATGCTTCTTCCGGCGTGTCCTGCAAATGTGTGTCCCGTTGGAATGGTCGTGGTTACCAATACCACTAACGCGTTTACTTTCGGTACAACTAACTCGGATGCGCCCGGCGTTACATTCACATGTTCAGATCTGTCTGATATAGTGAATGGTCTTGGGTCAATTTACGCCGACGTTATTACCCAGTAACGGAGGATTTTACATATGGCCGTTGTAAAGATTAAACAGTGCCTTATAAACATTAAGGACCTTGCGGTAATTTGACTGTAACCTATACCGATATGTCTGAGATTAATGTTGACGTGGTAGCATCAAACGCGTTGGTTAACAACCTTCAGGCATAAACATTTTCAAATGATGGAGGATTTTGCGTATGGCCGTTGTAAAAATTAAACAGTTCATGGGTCAATGTAAGGACCCAGGGTTGCGGCGAGCATTGACTGCAATCTTAGGTCAGATTCAATATGAGATGACACGTGGCTACATGCTTGGACCGGCACCAACGTTAGCTGCTAAAGCCACAGGTGACCCTGATCTAAAAACAACAGTGACTACATTCTGGGTTAAGTCTGATGGAATTATTCAGACAAAGGCTGCCACGGCAACAATTGATGTGTCGACGGTAACTGGATATACCCCAACTATCCAAGCAGCTGCCACGTTGAGAATCTATCTCCTTTGTGTGAAAGATTCCGATGGTTCCTGGGCGATATTTGAGGGTGCTTCAGTGGCGACGGGTGGTACACCTGTAAGACCTGCAACTCCCGTTGGATATGTTGCTTTTGGTCAGTGCAAGGTGGCAAACACTACTAACCCGTTTACATTTGGAACCACAAACTCTGATGCTCCGGGCGTTACATTTACCTGTAGTGATCTCTGTGAGGTTCCTACAACTATACTTCCGTAACCATAAAGTGTTTTCCTAAAGGTTGGCGGAGAGGTCTTACCTCCTTTGCCTCTCCGCCTTTTTTAGAGGGTTAGTTATGCCATATGATCTTGACGATTGGTTGAATGACATTTCTGAAGGAGTTCCTGGCTGTTCAAAAACTATAATTAATCGAGAAACATTAAACATAATTATAGATTTTTGTCAGGAAACTCTTCTGTGGAACAATATTCCATTAACTCCTATCAATATAGTGGCAGGAACATCTGAGTATCTTCTCAATGCCCCTGTTGGTTTGTCTGCCGTCATTGTTATCCCAGACAGGGTAGAGGTGAATGGGAAAGCTTTAGACCCTACCTCAATGGATTTTCTTGATAGAGATGCTTCTGTCATGTGGAGACAACAGACCGCTTCAGAGGCTGGGAATTTCATGGTGGATTCTGCCAAGGTTCTTAAGTTCAGATACATTCCTACTGAATCCTCTACAGGAGGTTTAGTAGTTTGGGCTTCTTTAAAACCCTCCATGATCTCTACCTATGTACCTGACTTCATTTGGGATGACTGGTATGATATTATTAGGTATGGAGTCCTTGGTAATATCTTTAAACTTCCTAAGCAAGCCTGGACAAACATTCGAGAGGGTGAGTATTTTGATGGGCTTTATGGTGAAGGTCGTGGTAAAGCAAAAAAACAAAAAAGAACTGGAAAAACAAATGTTTCTTTTAGAGTTCAAAACCCACCTTTCTTTGCTTA